ACGGTGGTCGGCTACGAATCCGGCACCGGCCGCAATGCGTCTTGCGTTGGTGCCTTGGTTGCCCAACTGCAAGACGGCACGGAGTTCCGCGTATCGTCAGGGCTGACGGACGCGCTGCGTCGTGATCCGCCAGCGGTTGGCACCGTGTTCACGTTCAAGTACCAGCAACTGACGGACGCCGGCGTGCCACGGTTCCCGTCGTTCTATCGCGTGGCGTAATGGGTAAGGGCCGGAAGCCTACGCCTAAACCGATTCTTAAGCTCCGAGGGGCTCGCGTTAGGGGACCGCATAAGAGCGGAATTGAAGCCCCTGCTGGCATTCCCGAGCCGCCTTCGTACCTGTGCGAGATCGGCCGTGCTGAGTGGCAGCGGATCGTGCCAATGCTTGAGGCGTCGAAGGTAATGAGCATGCGGCACCAGCACACGCTGGCCGCGTACTGCGACGCCCTGGCGGACATGGTGAAGGCCGAGGCGGAACTGAAGCAGCACGGGGCCACGTTCATGGACGATAAGGGTAGGGTGATGAATCACCCGGCCTGGTATCGCAAGAAGGACGCCCGCCTGCACATGCTGCGTTTTGCAGAGCAGTTCGGTTTGACGGCGTCGGCCCTGGCGAGAGTCTCAGCCGTTGAGCAAGCAGCGTCGAGCGACGACGAAGACCGCCTCATGTTCGGCTGAAAAGCCGTGCAATGCGTGCTCGTCTTGCCTCGCGGTACGGTTCTTTGAGAAGCACCTGACGCACGCCAAGGGCGAGCTCGGTGGTAAGCCGTTCCTGCTGCAGCCGTGGCAGCGTGACTACCTGCGGGCATTGTTCGCAGAAGAGAACGGCCGGCGAAAGGTTCGCACGTCGCTGCTGGCCATTCCTCGCAAAAATGGAAAGAGCACGCTGGCGGCCGGAATCGCTTTGCGTTGCATGCTTGAGGACGAGCCTGGGGCGGAAGTCTACTCGTGTGCCGCCTCAAGGGACCAGGCCAGGCTGGTGTTCGACACCGCACGCATTGCTGTCGAGCAGTCGCCAGTGCTGCGGCAGCACCTGAAGGTCTACCGCAACGCCATCGTGCGTGAGTCAACTCATGCCACGTACAAGGCACTTTCCGCCGAGGCTGGGATTCAGCACGGCCTGTCCGCTCACGCCGTGATCTTTGACGAGCTCCACGTAAGCAACCGGGAGATGTGGGAGGTGATGCTGTCGAGCCAAGGGGCGCGACGCAACCCGCTCACGGTCGCACTCACGACAGCCGGGCACGACAAGAAGTCGGTGTGCTGGGAGGTTTGGAGATACGCCGAGGCAGTCAGGACCGGTGCAATCAAAGACGAGACGTTTCTGCCGGCGATCTACTGTTCGCCGCCAGACTCAGACTGGCGTGAAGAAAGCACCTGGGCGATTGCCAATCCCAATCTCGGCGTCTCGGTAAAGCGTGACTTCTTGCGTAGCGAGTGCCAGCGGGCAATTGAGATGCCCGCATACGAAAACACTTTCAAGCAGCTGTACTTGAATTGCTGGACAGAGCAGGACACGCGCTGGATCGGCATGCACAACTGGGCCAAGGGCAACCAGCCCTGCCCGGTTGATCTCACTGGCCGCGCGTGCTTCGCCGGGCTCGACCTGGCCACGACATTCGACACCACGGCCTTCGTGCTTCTCTTTCCGCTAGACGATGGAACCTTCTGGGTGCAGCCGCACTTCTGGGTGCCGGAAGAGAACCTGCAGCAACGCGTGAAACGTGACAAGGTGCCGTATGACGTGTGGCAACGGAAGGGCTTGCTGCACGTCACGCAAGGGAACGTCACGGACTATTCGGCAGTCCGGCGTGACATCGTAGAGCTCGCCAAGCGGTACACGATTCGACAGATCGCGGTTGACCGCTGGAACTCAACGCACTTGACGCAGCAACTTCTGCAAGAGGACGGGCTCCCGGTCGTAGGTTTTGGGCAGGGATATGGAGCCATGTCGGCCCCATCGCTCCAGGTCGAGGCGTGGATTGTCGGCGGCAAACTGCTTCACGGTGGTCACGAAGTGCTTACCTGGCAGGCCGGAAATGTGGCCATTCAGACAGACGGGCAAAACATCAAGCCGAGCAAGCAGAGAAGCCACGAGCGAATTGACGGCATCGTGAGCCTGGTGATGGCTGCCGGCGTGCATGCCACTTCGACAACGCCCAGCCAGAACTGGGACATCATCACCCTATGAACGAAAACGCCGTCGCTGACTACAAGATGTTCGACCTGCGTGGCATCGACTGGCCCGAGGTTTCTTCCAGCCGTACGCCGTCTGGCGTTCGCGTCAACGCTGACAACTCGATGGCTTGCTCGGCGTACACGGCCTGCATCCGGGTGATCTCTGACGCCGTCTCTGCCCTTCCGCTCCACGTCTTCGAGCGGCTCGCCAACGGTGGCAAGCAGAAGGCCACGAGCCACCCCGTGTATCGCCTGCTGCACATGCAGCCCAACCCGTGGCAGACGGCCCAAGAGTTCCGCGATTGGATGACGGGCATGTACCTCCACTACGGTGCGAGCTACGCCGAGATCCGCCCAGGTGCTCGAGGTGCGGTCTCGGAGCTGTGGCCGTTGCACTCGTCTCGGATGGAAGCCGAGCGGCTTGAAGACGGAACGCTGCGGTATCGCTACCGCGAGCCGAGCGGCCGGCAGACGGTCTACAGCCAAGAGCAGATCTTCGCCCTGCGATTCACGACCGAGGACGGCATCAAGGCGATCCCCACGTACAAGATTTTCCAGAACGCCATCGGGCTGGCTCAGGCGTTGGAGGCCCACGGCAGCACGTACTTCGGCAACGGTGCCCGGCCCGGTATCGTGCTGGAGAGTGACAACCCGATCCCGGCAGAGGCGGCTGAGCGTCTGCGTGAGCAGTGGGAGCGGATGCACCGGGGGCCGGATCGTGCACACCGCACGGCGGTGCTACCGAATGGCGTGAAGGCTCACGAACTCAGCGGCAGCAACGAGGCGGCCCAGTTCCTCGAGACGCGGCAGTATCAAGTGATCGAGATTTGCCGTGCGTTTCGCGTTCCTCCACACATGATCCAGAGCCTGGAACGCAGTACATACAGCAACATCGAGGTGCAAGGCACGGAGTTTGTGCAGCACTGCCTGTTGCCACATCTCAAGCGATGGGAAGCCGCGATCTCGCGTGACCTGATCGTGGACGATGAGCGGTACTTCGCCGAGCACAGCGTGAGTGGCCTACTGCGTGGCGACCACGCGAGCCGGTCTGCCTACTACGTCTCGGCCCTGCAAAACGGCTGGATGACGATCAACGAGATCCGCGAGCTTGAGAACCTCAACCCAATCGGGCCGGAAGGCGACAAGCACTTCGTGCAGCTGAACATGACCACGCTGGACAAGGTGGGCCAGGAGCCACCGGCCCTGGAGCCGATGCCCGAGCCAGCCGTCGAGGTTGAAGACACACCGGCCGATGACGCCGAGGACCAGGCCGAAGAGGAGGACACGACAGATGGAACTTGAACGCCGCTGCCTCGCCTTTGAGGAAGTGCCCGAGGCCGAGCTCACGATTGAGACGCGGGCCAATGGCACGCAGGTCATCACCGGATACGCCGCCGTCTACAACCGCTTCAGCCTGCCGCTGCGGGAAGGCGGCTCGCAGTTCCGCGAGATCATCCTGCCTGGTGCGTTTGACAAGATTCTGACCCGCCAGCGTGGCAAGCAGGACGTGGTGGCGTTGCTGAACCACAACAGCGATCTCATCCTCGGTCGCACATCAAGCGGCACGCTTGAGTTGTCGAGCGACGAGAAGGGCTTGCGGTACACGGTGACGCCGCCCGACACGCAGGTGGGCCGCGACACGCTGGAGCTCCTGCGTCGCCGCGACCTCAAGGCGTCGAGTTTCGCCTTCGCTCTCGACCCCAAGACGGGCGAGCGGTGGACGAGCGATGAACAGGGGGCAGTGCGAGAGATCCGTGAGATCTCGATGTTGGCAGACGTGTCTGTCGTTCTGACGCCTGCGTACCCGGCAGCATCGGCCGCTGTCGCCATGCGGTCTTACGATGCGTGGGTTAATTCCCAGCCAGTCGCCGAGCCCACGCCCGAGCCTGCGGCCCAGGCGGATCGTTCGCGTTCGGCCCTGCGGGGCGTCGCCGCCGCCTGGGCTGCTTCTCTGAGGTTGAGAAATGGCTGACGCCCGCTGCACCTGCGGCGAAAAACTCCGGTGCCGTTCCAGCCGCCCATGCGGTGACGAGCGGCAGCGGTATCTACGCTGCCCGCGATGCGGTGCTCGTGCTGTGGCGTTTGTGAAAACAACACTTTCTGAAGTGCGGTTCTGCAAGAGGGATACCCGCTAGTGCGACTGTGGACTTCATCGGCAATACCGCCGGCGGAGACATCACACAGTGGACAACCTCAAGAAGCTGCAGGACGAGGCCGTTGCCCTCGCCAACCGGATCGACGCCGTGCGGGCCATCGAAGGCGACGCGGACAAGATCGCCGAGCGTGACCTCGAGCTCGAGACGCTGACGGCCGACGCCGCCAAGCTCGCCAAGAAGATCGACTTCGAGAAGTCGGTCGCTGAGTCGGCGAAGAACCTCCGCAGCGTGGTGGATCGCTGCTCGCCGGCCCCCGAGGCCACCGAGGAGCGGAGCGAGAAGGTCCGCATCGAAGCGGTCCCGTTCTCGGGTCGGCTCCGTGCGTTCGAGAACGCCAAGGACGCCTACTCGGTGGGCATGTGGTTCAAGGCCAAGAGCGGCGATGTCGACGCGAAGCGGTGGTGCCAAGACCACGGCGTCGAGTCTCGCGCCCAGGGTTCGACCGGCAGCACCACGGGTGCGGCCTTCGTGCCCGACGTTCTCTCCTCGACCGTCATCCGGCTCGTGGACCAGTACTCGGCCTTTGCTCAGAACGCCACCAACGTGGTGATGCCGAGCGACGTGCTGCTGTTCCCGCGACGGACGGCCGGTGCGACCGCGTACTGGATCAACGAGAACGCTGCCATCACTGCCAGCGACCCGACCTCGAACCAGGTCACGCTGACGGCGAAGAAGGTCACGGGCGCGGTGACGATTGCGAGCGAGCTCCTGCAGGACTCCATCGTGTCGATCGCCGACTGGATCGCTGCCGAGCTCGCCCTGACGCTCAGCAACGCCGTGGAAGAGGCTGCGTGGAGCGGCAACCCCAGCAACGCCCCAGCGGTTGCCGGGCTCGTCACGACCCACACGGGCGGCCTTCTGGCTGCGTCTGCTGCCACCTACGCGGCGTCGCTCGTGACGGCTGCCGGTGACACGCCCGACGAAGTCACGAAGGCGAATCTGCTGGCCATGATGGCCAGGGTTCCGCAGCACTCGCGTGCGGGTGCCAAGTGGTTCTGCAGCCCCTTTTTCTTCGCCACCTGCATGCAGAACCTCGACCTCGCCCAGGGCGGGTCGGTGGGTCTGTCGCAGGGCATGGGTCCGACGTTCCTGGGCTCGGAAGTGGTCCTCACCGACCGCCTGCCGGCCGGTGCGGACTCGACGGGTGCCATCATGGCGCTGTACGGCAACATGGCCAACAGCTCCTACTACGGCATCCGCCAGGCCATCGAGATCGCCAGCAGCGATCAGGTGAACTTCCTGAGCGACCAGACCGTAATCCGGGCTGTGGCTCGCGTTGCCATCACGCACGCGAACCTGGGCACCGACACCGTAGCCGGCCCGATCATCGGCCTGGTGGGTGCGTGAGCCTGACGGCTTGACGTGAAGTGCAAACTGGGCGGGCCGCTCCAAACCGGGGCGGCCCGCTCTCGTTTGCGAGGTTGACAATGCTGGTCAAGGTCGGCGGCACGGAAGTTGACATCCGTGTGGAAGCGATTCTGTCGATGCCGAGGCTGTCGTTCACGGCCAATCACTTCGCCTGGGCTCAGGCACTGATGCCGCTCGGCATTCGCCCTACGATGGGCACCGGTGCGTTCTGGAGCCAGGTCAACACGCGGGTGATGGAGCAGTTCATCGACAAGGCTGAGTACCTGTTGTGCATTGATTACGACACGTTTTTCACCAAGGAAGACATCGAGCACCTGTTCGCCTTGGCGATGACGTTCCAGTGCGACGCCATCACTGGGCTGCAGACGAAGCGGGAAGACGGCCGCCCGATGCTCACGCTCAAGGGCATGCTGGACAACCCGCCGCCAGACGGCAGCACCAAGGTCGATAAGGAATGGTTTGCCGAGCCCGTGCAGGAAGTTGACTCGGCACATTTCGGCCTCACGGTCATCAGCACGGCCGCTCTCAGGCGGTGCAAGAAGCCATGGTTCTGGAGCAAGCCAGGCCCAGACGGATCGTGGCATGAAGGCCGCGTCGATGATGACATTTGGTTTTGGAAGAACTGGCGAGAGAGCGGCAACAAGGTCTACGTTTCTCCGCGCATCGTGCTAGGCCACGGAGAGTATGTCGTTACGTGGCCCGGCAAGAATCTCAGCAGCCCTGTTTTCCAGTGGGCAACCGAGTTCACGAACACCCTGAAACGCCCTGAGTCTGCATGGAGTGTCCAACAATGAGGAAAATCACATTCACCCGTGCGTGGCGTGCCTACCGCAAGGGGCAGTCGGTTGAGATGACGGGCGGGCTGGCGACGCAGCTGGTGGCTCAGGGCGTGGCCATCGAAGACCGGCAGCAGGATCTGATCGAGACGGCCGCCATCGAGCACGACGCCGAGACGGCAGACGCCACGCCTAGGAGACGAGGACGCCGTGCAGTACCGAAGTCTGACCAGAGCGACGCCGCCAGCGGTTGAGCCCGTCACGCTCGCCGAGGCCAAGGCTCACCTGCGGGTCGATACCAGCGACGATGACGCCTACATCGGCACGCTGATCGCTGCGGCCCGTGAGTGGTGCGAAGAGTATCTCGACCGCACGCTGGTGCATACGCAGTGGGTGGTGCGGTTTGACACGTTCCCGCCGGACGGGACGCACGACATCGAACTGCCTCGCCCGCCAATGGCTGCCGCTGGCACGACCACGGCGGTGGCTCTGACGTTCACGTTTGAGAACGGCACTACGTCCACCTACTCGACGGCGAGCTACCGCGTGGACCGGGCCGGCACGCCTGGCACCGTGAAGACGCTCTACGGCCAGACGTGGCCGCCGCATCTGCGGGATGACAACGCCATCAGCGTGACGTGGTGGGGCGGCTATGGGGCGAGCGGCACGAGTGTGCCGGCGGCGATCCGGCACGCGATCCTGATGCTGGTGGGCCACTGGTACGACGGTGCCCGCAGCGGTGTGCTCACTGGCAGCATTTCCAAGGAAGTCGAGTTTGGCGTGAAGTCCCTTCTCGACTCGCAACGCTGGGGCTCTTACCGATGATCGACGCCGGCCGGCTCCGCGAGCGCGTCACGGTGCAGATTGCCAGCGGCACGACGAACTCACTCGGCGAGCAGGTGCTGTCGTGGAGCAATTCGTCTGCAGTGTGGGCCAGTGTTGAAGGCGTGAGTGCTCGCGAGTCTCTTGGACTGGGCCAGCAGGAAATCGGCGTCACGCATCGCGTGCGGATGCGTTACCTACCTGGGCTGACGCAGAACATGCGATTCTCCTGGCGGTCCCGCACGCTGGAGATTGTTAGCCTGCTCGAGCGTGGCAACCGTAGCGAGCACGAGATCATCTGCCAGGAGACGATCCCGTAATGGCAGGCGTCTTTGCCGGCGGCAGCGATAGGCCGCTAATTAAGCTGGCACTGGGCAAAGGCAAGAAGGCGAAAGCCTTGTTTGCGCTGGAGCCGCTCGAAGACGTGGCGGCCGAGCTCAAAAGGCTGCCGCGAGACATAAGCACGAAGTACCAGCTGCGTGCCCTAAAGAAAGCGGCGAAGCCAGGCCAGGAAGCGTTGCGCAAGAACGTCGCCGCCCTTGGCGAAGTCACAGGCAACCTGCTGGCGAGCGTCAGCCAGGTGTCGCGGAAGTACACGAACAACAAGGCGAAGCTGCCAGTGGGTGTGGTGGTGGTCGGCTTTCGTCGCCCGGTGAACAGCAAGAGTCAGAAGGGTGCCACACCAGCCTTCATTGGCGGCACCGTGCTTAAGGGCCCCAACAGGGCCTATCACTCGCACCTCGTGGAGTACGGCACGAAGGCCAGGACGCCGGGCTTTAAAACTAAAACTATTCGGCGCGGTCGCGTCATTTTGGGCGGCCGAATTCGCACAAGACTGGAATCCCGGCAGAAGGTTTCCGACAACCGTAGCGGCGTGCTGTCGTCGTTCAAGACGCGAGGCCCGTTCTTCCGGCCTGGGCAACGTCGCTACCCGGTGGACTTCATCGCCACCGGCCAGGTGCGTGGCAGCCCGGCACGCCGGCCGCTGACGCGGGCCTTTCAGTCCACGCAGAGCCAGATGCAGAGCATCCTAGACGTGGAGATGCGGAAGGCACTGACGGCAGCGATCCGTGCAACCCAGAAGAAATACGGAGACTTCGGCCTATGAAATCGCCAGAAGCCGTCCTGCGTACAGCCCTGGTCAGCAGCACGGCCGTCACGTCGCTCGTGAGTTCACGCATCTACCCGGTGCTCGCCCCGGCGTCGGCGTCACTGCCGTTTGTCACCTGGCGGCGTACCGGCATCCAGCGAGAGCAGACGCTGCGAAACCCGATGGGCATGCCCCGTGTAACCCTGGAGTATCAGGTGTACGGCGTCACGTATGACCAGACCCGTGAGGTGGCTGACGCCATGCGTGTGGTTCTGGATGGATACGGTGGGCAGTCGGAAAATACGGTTGTGGATCAGGTGTCGTTGGAGAACGAATCCGACGACTTCGTTTCACTCGGTGGCGCCGAGATGCCACCGGCGTATCAGATCACGCAGACCTACGACATCCGCTGGCAGGAGAGCTGACGAATGGCCGCAACGCCGCATTCTGGTTCAGGCACGACGTTCGCTTTCGGTGGCACAACCTTCACCGTAACAAGCATTACCTACACGGTCGGCAGCACAGGCGGCGGGGCCGACAACATCGACATCTCGCACCTGGGCCAGACCACCGGGGCCAGTGTTCTTTCGATTGCGCGGCCGCTTGTCGGCACGCAGGGTGGCGACACGGGCAAGAGCGTCAGCATCGAGTACATCGGCGCGAGCGTCATCGCCCAGAACGCGACGGGCACGCTGACGATTACTGGCGGCCTGGCTCTCTCGCTGGTCGCTACCTGCAACTCGTCTTCTGTCACGCTGACAGTGAACGACGCCATCCGCGGTTCGGCCGAGTTCCAGTTGGCTTGAGCCGCGGAGGGTTCCGTGGCCACGTACAGCACTGGGATAGTCGCCAGTTTCGGCGCGACCACGTTCGCCGAAATCTCGGATCTGTCGTGGTCTTATGGCGGCAGTCTTCCCAAAGGCCGTTCGTCCACGTGGACCGATGACGTTGGCACGGTGTCTCTCACGTGCCTCAGTTCCACCGGCGTGGCGACTGCCAGTTACGGAACGCGTGGCACGCTCACGATCACGGGCGGCGGCGCAAACTTGACGTGTACCGCAGTCTATGAAGGCGTGAACGTCGCGCCCGAGTTGAACGGCGTGACCCGTTACACCGTGACGTTCCGACTACTCGACGGGTGAACCATGGCAGTATTGACGCGAGATCAGATCGAGCAGGCGAGCGACGCCAAGATCATCAAGGTGCCGGCGTGGGGCGGCGAGGTGTGCGTGCGGTTGATGACCGTTGGCGACCGGGACAGCTACGAAGTGAAGTTGCTCGAGGCACAGTCCAAGGCCGTGCCGGTGATTCCCGACTTTCGCTCCGAGCTGCTCGCCCGCTGCCTGTGTGATGACAAGGGCGTTCTGCTGTTTCCCGGTGACGAAGGCGTGGCGGCCCTGCGTCGCAAGAGCGTCGATCAGATTCACGGATTGTGGAAGGCGGCACTGAAGCACAACGCATTGACCGAGGAGGAGATTGAGAAACTGGCGGGGGAATGAACGCCAGGCCGAGCTTGCGATTCAAGTTCGACCTGGCCTCACACCTCAAGAAGACGGTAGCTGAAATCGACGCGATGGACTCCCGCGAGTTCTCGTACTGGATCGCCTACAGCCGATGGTTTCGCCCGCTGGATAACCCGTGGCTACAGACGGGAATGCTGGCAAGTTCAGTCCTGGCTCCCTACTGCAAAAACAAAGTCCCCGACGCTCAAGACTTCATTCCCATCGAAGGCCACGCCCCGCAGCACCCGACGCAGATCGCTGAGACGCTCAAGCAGATGGCGGCCGACCTCGGCCAAAAGTGAAACATGGCAACCCTTGGTATTGGATTTCAGCTGTCGGCATCTGCCGTGGGCATGGCCCAAGGCATCAACGCCGGCGTCGTGGAATTGCAGAAGCTTGGCTACGCCGCCAAGCAGACGGCCCGCGATGTTTCGACGCTGAAGACGCTGGAGATTTCCAAGGCGTTCATTAGCGGCATCTCTTCCATTGCCAACACGTTCCAGGCGTTCACAAGCGGGGCGCTCAATGCCATCGACAACACGCGGCAACTGGCCGCTAGTCTGGGCGTGTCGTACCAAGAGTTGCGCACGCTGCAGGTGGCGGCCGACTTGTCCGGTGCATCGAGCGAAGAACTGGCCAAGGCGTTCACGCGGGCACAGGTGACGATCAGCAAGGCCGCTGGTGGCGGCAAGGAAGCCACGAAGGCCCTGTCGGCCCTGGGGCTGTCAGTGGACGACTTGGCAACGCAGACGAGCACGCAGCAGTTCCAGGCGATTGCCACGGCCATCAACGGCATTGAGAACCCTGCCCAGCGTGCAGCTGCCGCTGTCGCCATCTTTGGCAAGAGCGGCGCAT